ACAAAAAAAATATCTTTTTTTAATTTAACCCTTATATTTTTAATCATTTAAAGAAAATAAAAGACTATTGTATAAATATACTTCATGTCTTTTAAAGATAAACCTTTGAAAAAGATTATTGCGGATAAAAGGGTGACTATCGACGCATTACATCAAGAGATATCAAATGAATTTATAACAAAGAAATCTCAATACGAAGAGTCTTTAAAAGAAAAAGAATATTTATTACAAAAACATTCAACTAATTTAACGGAAGAAATCATGGAAAAAATATCGATGCATGAAAAAATAATCAAAGAATACAAACCAGAGGAAAGAGTGGAATATTATCTTGATGCGGGTGATTTATTAAATGAGTATTATTCAAAGAAAGAAGAAACCCCGGAAAATAAAGAAATAACAGTCCTTGATTTTATGAATAAAAATAAAAATAAAAACAGAAAAAAAGAAGAAAAATTAGTGAATAACTACATGAGAATTATTGATGACACTGTAATCAGAGAACATTATATTCAGGATATACATAATTGCCCTCTTTGTTTAGGTAAATTAATATTAAAAAATGTAGATAGCTTACTTATTTGTGAAGAATGTGGATATACAGATTCAATCATCATTAATTCCGAAAAAGTATCCTATAAAGATCCACCCAGAGAATCATCCTACTTTGCATATAAGCGTATCAATCACTTTAATGAATGGTTGGCCCAATTCCAAGCGAAAGAAACAACGGATATCCCCGAAGACGTCTACAAAGGGATATTACAAGAATTAAAAAAAAATAAATTTTTGGATATCAAGAATATTTCTTATAAAAATATGCGCGAAATTCTTAAAAAGTTAAAATTCAATAAATATTACGAACATATCCCACATATTATCAATATTTTGAATGGTAAAAAGGCCCCAATTCTAACGAGACAATATGAAGAACAATTACGAATTATGTTTAAAGAAATACAAACACCATTTATGAAGCATTGTCCTGAAAATAGAAAAAATTTTTTATCATATAGTTATGTCCTTCATAAGTTTTGTGAATTATTAGAATTAGATCATTTATTAATTTATTTTCCTCTTTTAAAAAGCCGGGAAAAACTGCAACAACAAGATATTATTTGGCAAAAAATATGTGGTACTTTACTTTGGGAGTATATTCCGAGTATATAAATTATAGTTCGTTTTCTTTATCACTAACAATGACAACATATGGCATATAACGATCTAATAAAACAAATGTTGTAGCCGCAAGTAAACCAATGTAGATTGCATGTTCATTCATAATCGAACATTTTGGTATATAGTATGTAGACATCGTCACAATTATTAGCATCAAAAAATATTTAATTAAGTTTTGTTTATTAAATATTTCAAACATAGTATAATATTTAGTATAGATAATATTATAAAAATAATATATTATAATAATAATAATGTCCCAATTTAAACCTCCAATAAATGATAATGGTTTTATGAAAGATATATATCAGACAACAAGAAATGATTATATGGAGGTTAATGAACCAATTATTTTTAATAATCGAAGAAATTATTCTTTAAAGGGGATTATCCAGGAAACCCCGATGAGCAATCTATTTTTTTCGGATATGAATTTTAAGGCTGTCCAAATGACCATAAGACATAAAATATTTTCTGAAAAAAATAAAAAAATCGGATTTCAATCAGAGAATGAACTATTTGTTATTATGAGATCCATCTATCTACAATATGCAAATTCGGTCCTTACATCTGATAAAATGTTAGATAATTTAAGGACATTAAATAAATCAGTGGTAGATTACGCCGTTGGTAATATTGGAGAACAATTAGACCAGTATGGTGTATATCTTGAAAAAATCTCAAGCGCACCAGTACCAATGGATCATCCAAGGGCCGGTAATACAGATAGTTTTACATATGATATGAGCAATATCATTTTTTAATCCACTTCATCTATCGTAGGTTCTTTATCCATACCACTCATATCAGGCATACCACTCATATCAGGCATACCACCCATACCACCCATACCACCCATATCAGGCATACCACCCATACCGCCCATATTATTCTCTTTGGCATCGGGGTATAATTTTGACATAATCGGTTGAACAACTGTATTAAATTCATTTTTCTTTGATTCTAAATCATCTTTTTTAAGAGATGGATTTTGCAACCATGTTTCATTTTCTTTAATGCACTCCAACAATTCATTTTTTTCTTCTTCTGTAATTTTTTCCTGAACTTGTGGATTCTCAATCGTTGTTTTTGTTTGAAATAGAATATTCTCAAATTCATTTTTTGATTCAATGCATTCTTGTTGTTCCATATCTTCTTGTTTAAATTGTTCTGCTTCTTTGACCATTCGTTCGATATCTTCGGCTGACAATCTTCCTTTATCATTTGTAATTGTTAAATTTTTGGTATTACCGGATCCTTTATCCTTTGCTTCAATATTCATAATACCATTTGCATCGATATCAAATGTAACTTCTATCTGTGGTGTCCCTCTGGGAGCGGGTGGGATCCCACCCAATTCAAAATTACCCAAACTATTATTATCTTTCGTCATCGTCCTTTCGCCTTCAAAAACATGAATTGAGACAGCCGGTTGATTATCTTGATAGGTTGAAAATGTTTGTGATTTCTTTGTGGGGATGGTTGTATTTCGTTCAATAATCTTTGTCATCACGCCCCCAGCCGTTTCAATTCCAAGAGATAAAGGTGCAACATCTAGTAGTAAGATTTCGTCTGCTTTTTCATCTCCCGAAGTCGATTTTGAAAGAATTGCAGCTTGAACGCTCGCCCCATAAGCAACGGCTTCGTCAGGATTAATACTTTTACTCAATTCTTTTCCATTAAAAAAGTTTGTCAATAGTTCTTGGATTTTCGGGATTCTGGTCGATCCACCAACAAGAACAATCTCATCAACACTACTTTTTGAAACACCTGAATCACGAAGGACCTTCTGCACCGGTTCCATGCATTTTTGAAAACAATTCATACAGAGCATTTCAAACTTTGCTCGGGTGATACTCGTAAAGAAATCAACACCTTCATATAATGAATCAATTTCTAAAGATGCTGTTGCGCTACTAGAGAGAGTTCGTTTCGCTTTTTCACATGCGGTCCTTAGACGTCTCAAAGAACGTTTGTTTTCACTAATATCCAACTTATGTTTCCTTTTAAATTCATCTGTAAAATGCTTTACAAGAATATTATCAAAGTCTTCTCCACCTAAATGGGTGTCTCCAGCGGTAGCTTTTACTTCAAAAATACCATCATCAATATTTAATAAAGATACATCAAAGGTTCCTCCGCCTAGATCAAAGATAAGGACGTTTTTTTCTCCGTCGGACTTATTATCGAGACCGTACGCAATTGCTGCGGCGGTTGGCTCATTAATAATACGAAGAACATTTAGACCCGAAATTGACCCTGCGTCCTTGGTTGCCTGCCTCTGTGAATCATTGAAGTAGGCGGGGACAGTAATTACAGCGTCTGTAACTGTTTCGCCGATATAAGATTCTGCAATTTCTTTCATTTTGGTTAGAATCATAGCAGAAATTTCCTCGGGGTGATAGGTTTTTTCTTCATTTTTGTAAAGGACTTTGATAACTGGTTTCTTATCTTTTTCAATGACATCAAACGGGAAATGTTTAAGATCACTCTGGAGTGTTTTATCATCAAAATCTCTTCCAATTAATCTTTTGGCATCAAAGACTGTATTTTCGGGATTCATTGAGGCCTGATTCTTCGCCCCATCTCCAATAACTCTTTCGTCATCTTTAAAAGATACATATGACGGCGTTGTCCTATTACCTTGATCATTTGCTATAATTTCACAACGATTATCTTTCCACCATCCTACACAGCTGTATGTTGTTCCCAAATCAATTCCAATCGCAACCATTCTAAATATATATTAATATTAATTAATAATATTTTAAGTAATTTATTTAAGAAAAAATATGAATAAATGTCTATGGATAATTACGGAGATTATATTCTCGGGATTATAAATAAAAAAAATTTCATTAAAAAATGGAAAGATTGCACATATAAAGAAAAACCGCTCATAATTTATGGTAATGCCGGTATAGGGAAAACTAAATTAGTAGAACATATCACGTCTGGATTTATACCTATAAAGATTGACATTGATTTTTGCAAGAAAAAAAATAATCTTAATGAGTTTGTAGAGATGTCTCTCTACAAAAAAAGCATAACAATGATGTTTGATAAAAATATTCGTGAAAAAGTTCTTATTTTTGATGATTTAAAACACATTCAATCCAATGATAAAACTCTTTTTAAACAAATCGTAGATTTTTCTAAAAAAAAAATACCATATCGTATAATCTACATTTTTCAAACGATTAATCATAAATCAGTACAAACCATCTATAAGAAATGTTTCCCTATTAATATCACATTTAATTTGAAACAAATGGAAATGATTGTGAAAACATATTATCCGATTCAAAAAATAGATGTCAAAGAATTAATCAAAAAATCTTCATTTAATTTTCATAATATCAAAATAAATATAGAACTATTCGGAGATAATATCGATACCGTAATTCAATATGATAGAAAATATGATGACACGTTTGAAATACTTGAAAAAGTAATCAATGACTCTTCCTTTGTAAATATATATAGAGATGCAATTTGTGATTATTCTATCTTAAATTTAAATATTCTGGAAAACATACCACATTGGTTATTTAATCATAAAAAATTATCATATGATAAAAAAATAAATATCTTATTATCTATTTTTAATTCTTCGTGTATTGGTGATTTTCTATATACAAAATTAAAGATGTATAATGAATGGGATATCATAAACCATATTATCACATATTCTGTATTAACCCCCGTAATGTTACTGTCAAAACACGGTATCAAAACAAAAGAAAAAAAATACAATAAATATTTAAGTCGGTCAATAATATACACATATAATAATAAATTGTTATTCTATTATGGGATGAATAGTGTTCGTTTTTCTATTTTATATAATTTGGCACATAATTACAATCATAAAAACGTTTCATTTGATGTATTAGAAGCATTTATTAAAAGATATTCGATTAATCAAAAAATATTCGAAAAATTCAGTAAATACTATGATTTTGAATTCTCAAAAATATTGGTGAATAATATATTTAAAAAATAAATCAAAATAGTATTTATAATAAAATGCCCATGAAACTATCCTACTTTGATGTCCGAGGACTCGCCGAAACTTCGCGATTTATTCTTGCAATCGCTGAACAAGAATATGAAGACTTCCGTTATCCACTCGAAGTAATTGATATGTCTAAACACGAGATGAAGAAAGAAGAATTTGATACTGATAAACAATCTGGAAAACTCTTAAAATCCCTTAATAAGGTTCCTGTTTTGGATGTCGACGGTGTTACGATCCCCCAATCAAAGAGCATTGAACGTTTCCTTGCACGGCGTTTTAATATGATGGGACAGACTGATGTAGAATCGGCACAAATTGATGCAATTTGCGAATCTGTCCGAGATTTTAAGGATATGTATCAAAAAGTTCGTTCTCTCCCATCTGAAGAACGGGATGATGGTATGAATGAATGGTTTACAAAAACACTTGTTGAACGTCTCACTCTTCTTGAACATCAAATTGTGGGTGAAGCGGGTTTTAGTGTTGGTAATTCTCTTTCTCTCGCAGACGTCGTATTATTTACATTTATTACCGAATTTTTTGATAATAAGGAAGCATCATACAATGCCACGCTTGTTGCACCAAAGATACGTGCGATTATCAACAGTGTAGGAGAAAACGAAAAAGTGAAACATTGGATTACGTCTCGTCCAAAGACAGACTTTTAAGGTATACCTACTTATTTTTACGATATTCATCAAGATCTTTTTTAGTTAATTCGTAACCCCAGTGCAGTAAAACCTGTCTTATAACTGGACTCACAGTTACATCATCGTATGTTTTCTTTTTTTTTATAATTTCATTCATTAATCTTCTTCTAAAACGTCCATTTGGCCCGGTAAGAGCTAACCATCGTTTTATTTGTCTTTCATCATCCTTTGTCCGTCGCCCTTTATAATATCTACAATACCATTGAAACCAACCATATGGGTCTTGTTCAACAATCCAACCGCTTTCTTCCCAATCTTCAAGTGAGCTACCACACTTAACACCATATTTATTCACGTTTTTATCATACTTTTCAGATATTATTTTTTTTTCAATATCAATACCTTTAAACCAACCTTTAAATTCTCTGATAACATTCCCAGATTTATATTCTTTGTTATTTACAGACGAATAAATAGGACGAAAATAGGTTCCACCAAATGCACCCATTTGAAAGACACGTTTTGGAGAGCGATTTGGTTTAAATTGTTTATGTATATCTTCTATTTTATTGCTCATTTTATATAATATTGTAATATTATTTTATTATTTTATTATTTCCCATTATAATATAGTTTTATATAATATTATATTGTAATATTATATAATGGTTAAAGTCCGTCATAAAACTAAAAGACGTTCTACTAAAAGACTGCCTACTAAAAGGCGTAAATCACGGACTAATATATTATCTTCAAAACGTCGTTTATTGGTTAGTGCCTCATTACGGAGAGAAAACGATAAAAAATCAGGTATCCCCAAAATATATGTTATTAATCTTAAAAAAGATAAAACAAAATGGAGCAAGTATAAAGATGATTATAAAAAAGGATTAATTGAACGATATTCCGCATGTCTAGGTGTTGATCCCCAGACAAAATATAAATCACAATTCAAACAAAACAAAGATAAACTTCAAATAATGTGGAATGCAGGAGAAAAAAAGAAAAAATGTACTGCGGGTATTTTAACATCGCATTTAGGCGCAATAAAAAAAGTCCACAGTTCTAAAAAAACATTTCCTACAAACGGGGTTTTAATTATTGAAGACGATGCTCAAATAAATTTTACGAGATTAAAAAAAGCAATGAAGTCTATTCATAAATATCAATCGAGCATTATTTATTTTGGAGGGACACTCCATCCACCAGATACTTTTAAAAATAAAAATTGGTACAATAAGATCGATTCTCTAAGGAAAACATTCAAAAAAAACACATTTAATAAAATAGATCCATCCAAATATAGAATACTGGGTGGTCATGGATATTATTTTCCAACTTGGGAAACAATAAATTCATTATTAAATAAAATTGAATCAAAGAAAAAGATTAGAGCTCTTGATAGTGAGATGGTTAAACTACAAAAATCAGGGATGATTCAATATTTTTATTATCCAGCAATTAGTTATCTCAAAATAGAAGATGCGAAAAAAGGTATCCATGCAGGATATTTTGATGATGAAAGGACTATGGAATATTACTAAATTCACTTCAACATGATTCTCATATTTAAGAAAATCATAATCATTAAAAAGAAAATAATTAACATGATTATTAAAATACATTTGAATATGTAAGGGTATATTTCGTCCATAATATATTGAATTAATGGTTTTAATAAATCATTTTTTAAAACGATGATATTTTCTTCTTTTTTCATTTCTTCTTTTAAATTTAACAAAACATTATTTGTAATTGTAGATAAATTCATCTATATCCTTAAAAATAAATTAATATTTTATACATAACTCATCTTATAGATAAACCATCTTAATAAACTTTTTAATTATATTATATTATATTATTTATTATATATTATATAATATA